CATGATCTCGAGGACGGTCTGCTTGCAATGTTCATTGCTGCCGCGCGCCAGCATGGGGAGCAGCTGACCGGGCGGCAGTTCGTGGAGGCTGCTTACGAACTCTCCCTGGACGACTTTCCTTGCGGCGACGACCCGATCGAATTGCCCAAGCCTCCGTTGCAGGCCGTGGAGTCCATTTCCTTTGTGGCACCGGACGGCGCAACGCAGACCATGTCCGCCTCGGGGTATGTCGTCGATACTTCCGGGCTGCTCGGCCACATCTATCCCGCCTATGGTGCAGTGTGGCCAGCCACGCGCCGCCAGCGCAACGCCATGGCCATCAGATTCCGCACCGGCTGGCCTGTCGTCAATGGGATCTCGTCCACCCCTGACGCCATCAAGAGCTGGCTGCTCTGCCGCGTCACCGGCCTCTATGAGCAGCGGGAGAGCTTTGCCGGGCGATCCGTCAGCGCGCTCCCTGGCGACTTCCTGGACGGCTTGTTGGACCCTTGGCGGGTTTCCGAGGTGGTGTAGATGCCCGCCGGTCCCTATCGCCACCGGGTGATCATCCAATCCTTCACTGCCGTCTCAGATGGCATGGGGGGCTGGGAAGAAGCCTGGGCTGACCTCGCCACCGTATGGGCCAGGGTCGAAGCCCTCAAAGGAGAGGAATACTTCGCCGCCGCCCAGATGCAAAATTCTGTCAGCCACCGCGTCACCATGCGCTACCGCGCCGATCTCACCCCCACCCACCGCCTGATCTTTGAAGGGCGCACCCTCAACGTCGAAGCTGTCCTGCCCGACGAGCGCAAATCCCGCCTCGTGATCATGTGCACCGAGCAGGTCTGACTGCTAGCAAAAACACCTCTGGCCACATTTCCTTCCGTCCGCCGTCGAGCTGGACGGGCTCGACCTCGGCCCCGGCGGATCGAGTCTCTCTGAATGAGTCCTGATCACGGTATGTGTGAGCCGATGGAAGTGACTGACTAGCTGGGCCTATATTGCCGAAAGCATCCTACAAAAGCCGTCCCAGATCGTCTGATGGAGCTTGGCGCTGAACTGCCCCTCGATTGAATCGCTGACTACTCAAAAAAAACAATTGACATCAACTGACACCAACCACAAACTATCTACCTGCAATAAGTTATTATTAAGATAATTTTGCCCGTACACTGCAGAGGGGCTTCTGATGGAAAACAAATCGGACAACGTCCTGACTATAGAAGAGCTATCTGTTTATCTAAAAATTCCTAAGTCGACACTTTATAAGCTCGTCCGGGAGGGAAAAGTTCCTTCTCAAAAAGTGGGACGCCATCTGCGCTTCCATCGAGAGTCCATCGACGAATGGCTGAAGCGGCAAAATGAGCAAGAAAGGCAGGACTAGCCATGGCCTTAAACGAAGCCGACACCTGCCGCCGCTATGTCGTTCCCAAGCTCCAGGCCGCTGGCTGGGACGACGAACCTCACCGGATCAATGAACAGGTCACCTTTACCGACGGTCGTATCATCGTTTCCGGTCGTCAGGGGCGTCGCAAGCCGGGCAAGCGCGCTGACTACATCCTTCGCTTTCGGCCCGACATGCCGATTGCCGTTGTTGAGGCGAAGCCATCCTATGCTACCCCTGGCCACGGCCTTCAACAGGCCAAGGATTACGCGGAGATTCTGGGGTTGCGTTTCGCCTATGCAACCAATGGTTACGGGGTTGTCGAATTCGACTACACGACTGGGCTGGAGCGCGAAATCGAGGTTTTTCCCACCCCCGACGAACTCTGGGAGCGGCTCTTGCTCTCTGAATCTCTCAGCGCTCAGGAAGCTGACCGCCTGTTGGCTCCGGCCTATCACCTTAGCGGCAAGTCGCCGCGCTACTACCAGGAGATCGCCATCAATCGCGCTGTTCAGGCGGTGCTTCAAGGGCGCAGGCGCATTCTACTGACAATGGCCACCGGCACAGGCAAGACTGTGGTGGCCTTTCAAATCTGCTGGAAGCTCTGGTCGTCCCGGTGGAATCGCACCGGCGACTACCGACGTCCTCGCATTCTTTACCTCGCCGACCGCAACATACTTGTGGACGATCCGATGGCCAAGATTTTTGCGCCTTTTGGCGACGCCCGTTGGAAGATCGAGGGAGGCGTCGCCAACAAAAGCCGCGAGATGTATTTCGCCATCTACCAGGCAATCGCCCATGACGAGCGGCGTCCCGGTCTTTACCGCGAATATGCTCCCGATTTCTTCGATCTGATTATCGTGGACGAGTGCCATCGTGGCAGCGCCAAGGACGACAGCAACTGGCGAACGATCCTCGAACACTTCGAACCGGCGTCCCAGATCGGCATGACGGCCACGCCCCGTCGCCTGGACAACGCCGACACCTATCGTTATTTCGGCGATCCTATTTATCAATACAGCCTGCGCCAAGGCATCGACGACGGCTTTCTCGCACCCTATCGCGTTCACCGGATCATCACCACATGGGACGCGGCAGGCTGGCGTCCGAGCAGGGGCGAACTCGACCGCTATGGGCGCGAAATTCCCGACGACGAGTACCACACCAACGATTTTGAACGAGTCGTTTCCCTGAAGGCGCGGACGGAAGCCGTGGCTGCGCATCTCACCGAATTCCTCAAGAAAACCGACCGCTACGGCAAGACCATCGTCTTCTGCGTCGATCAGGAACACGCCGACGAGATGCGCCGCGCGCTCAATAACCTGAACACCGACCTGACCAGCCAAAACTCGGATTACGTTTGCCGCGTCACTTCCGACGAGGGCGGCATCGGAAGGGGACATCTCAGCAATTTCCAGGACGTCGAACGCCCCACGCCGGTCATTCTGACCACTTCCCAGATGCTCACGACTGGCATCGACGCGCCAACAGTCCACAATGTTGTTCTGGTGCGCATCATCAATTCCATGACCGAGTTCAAGCAGATCATCGGGCGGGGAACGCGTGTCCGCGACGATTACGGCAAGTATTTCTTCAGCATCCTCGATTACACAGGATCGGCCACGCGACTCTTTGCTGATCCCGATTTCGACGGCGATCCCTCGATCGAGACGGAACAGCACATCGACGAGGAAGGTCAGACGACCGAGGATGAGACCGTCCTCACCCCGGAAGAGGAGCCGGAGACCGATGGCGAGGTCATCGTCGATACGCTCCCCCTGGATGACGACGGCCCCACCGAACGCCGTAAATTCTACTTCGATGGAGGACGGGTCGAAATCGCCGCGCACCTGGTCTACGAACTCGACGCCGACGGCAGCCAGCTGCGAGTGGTGCGCTTTACCGATTACACAGCCAAAAAGGTGCGCACGCTCTACCGCAATGCCGCACACTTACGCGAGCAGTGGGCCGATCCCGATCACCGGCGCGAGATCATCGATAAGTTGGCGGATCGCGGCATCGATTTTGACGAACTGGTCGCCATCGCCGAGCAGCCCGATGCCGACCCACTCGATTTGCTCTGCCATATCGCGTTCAACGCTCCGCTACGCACTAGGCGCGAGCGTGCGCAACGGCTCCGATCCGAGAAGCAGGGTTTCTTCGACCAGTACGGCCCAGAGGCCAGCGAAATTCTGTTCGAACTGCTGGACAAGTACACCGAGCACGGGACGGCTCAGTTTGTCATTCCCGACGTGCTTGAAGTGCCGCCGATCAGCGAACACGGCAATATTCTGCAGATCGCTCGCTATTTTGGTGGCGAGAACCAACTGATTGAGGCCGTGCGGCAACTGCAAACACTACTCTACGCGGCATAAGGATAGACAATGGCGAAACGAAGTAAAAAGACCCAACCCACGACCACGTCCGAGCGCCTGGGCAGCGTCATCAAGTCCTGCCGCAAAATCATGCGTAAGGACAAGGGACTTTCAGGTGATCTCGACCGGTTGCCTCTGTTGACCTGGGTCATGTTCCTCAAGTTCCTCGACGACATGGAGCAGATCGAAGAGTCACGGGCCAAAATGCGCCGGGCGAAATTCCGTCCCACCATCGAAGCCCCTTACCGTTGGCGCGACTGGGCCGCCCAGGAAAACGGCGTCACCGGCCCCGAATTGAT